TTCCGTTTAACATCGACCGCCCTCTGACTGAGGACGAGAAGCGAGAGGTCGAGTTCTACTGCCGCCATGATGTTGATGCAACCGACAGGCTGGACGATCTTCGTCAAGGCTACCTGTCCAGTAAGCTCACGCTGGGTCGTGAAAAGGGGCTGTATCCAGCAAAAGCCCTCTACATGACCAACGCCAAGCTGACCGCTGCTTACCTTGACGCAGAGCAGAAACCGCACTATGACGAGCGGGAATATCAGTATCCGCCGAAGCTGCTTCGTCAGTACATTCCGCAGGAAGTGTTCGACTTCTTCGAACGGTTGAAGGACAAGAGTATTCCTGACGAAGTGGTGTTCAAGGAAAAGCTCGATCTGATGGTCGGTGGCTGTCCTTGCACCATCGCCTACGGTGGTATTCATGGGGCTATCCCGTGTTACCGAGAAGAAGCCACGGAAACCCGCTCTATCCGCAACAAAGATGTTGCAAGCTATTATCCACACCAGATGACCTTGAACGGTTATTGTAGCCGAAATATTCCATCTCCCGATGTGTATGCCGCCACCATTGAACGGCGAGTCAAAGCAAAGAGAGCCGGGGATAAAGCTACGGCGAACGCTTTGAAGCTGGTGCTGAACACCACCTACGGCGCTATGTTAAACCGCTACAATGACCTGTATGACCCGCTCATGGGGCGCTCGGTCTGTATCTCAGGCCAGTTGCAGTTGCTCGAAATGGCGGAACAT